CTCCACGGCGACCTGACGAAGCGCGAACTCACGGTGTCGGGCGCGGACTACGAGGTCCGCCTCCCGACGACGGCGACGAAGCGCGAAGGCAACCGCGCGCTGCGGCTCTGTCAGGATGCGCTAGCCTCCATCGAGGTCGAGCCTGGGACGCTCGGACTCTCGGCGCGCGGCGCGATGCAGAACCTGCTCACGGCGACGTTCCACGGGCGCGCGGCTGTTGAGCTCACGTACGTGCGCGACGGTCGCTACACGATGCCGCGGCACGCCTACGCGGTGCACCCGCGGCGTCTCTCATGGTCCAACGAAGCCGATTGGCGGCTCTACCTCTACGACGCGACCTCGGGCGATACACGCTTCGCGAAGTTCCCCGGCGTGCCTCTCTCTGACGCCGCGGTGTTCCCGCGCGGTCGGATGCTCGTGCACATGCCGCGGCAGTTCGGGACGTACCCCACGCGCGAAGGACTCGGCCGCGCGCTGGTGTGGTTCAGCGCGTTCAAGCGCTGGACGGTGCGCGATTGGCTCGCCTTCGCGGAGTGGGCGGGTCGCGGGCTTCGCGTCGGCAAGTACGCTACGGGGCGCGACCCGCAGAACGACGGCCGCGCCAACGACGAGGACGTGACCGCGCTGCAAGAGGCGTTGCAGGCGATGTCATCGACGGTCGCGACCGTCATCCCCGACGTGACTGACATCAAGGTCATCGAGGCGAAGGACAATCAGGTTCACAACGACCTCGTCAAGCTCTGCAACGGCGAGATGAGCAAGATGGTCCTTGGCGGCACGCTCACGTCTGACCCCGGCGACCGCGGCGCGCGCTCCCTCGGTGAGGTGCACCTTCGCGCGATGTCGCTGCTGCTCAAGAGCGACGCCGAGAACCTCGCCGACACGATCCGCCGCGACCTCTTCGCGCCCCTCGTGCGCGCGAACCTCGGCGACCGCGCACCGGTGCCGCACATCGCGTTCAGCGTCGAGCCTCCCGCCGACGCGAAGGAGCGCGCGGAGCGGCTCAAGCTCTACATGGACCAGGGCCTTCGCGTGCCCGCCGAGTGGGTCTACGACGCCGAGGGCATCCCGTCGCCGCAGCCCGGCGACGTGACCATCGGTGGCACTGGCGCCGCGGTGATGCCGCGCGCCGACGCGCCTCCCGCTGAACCGCCGCCCGTCGAGGAGTGAGCCGTGGCGAGGTACGACGGCATCAACTTCACACCGCCCGCGGGTGTCCGCGCTGCACTGCGCCGCGGGCTCGACCTGCACGATCAGGGCATGAGCGGCGACGGGTTGCAGCCCGACACCGTCGCGTGGGCGCGCAGGCTCGCCGATGGGGGCGCCGCCACGCCAGAGAAGGCGCGCAAGATGGCGCGGTTCTTCGGTCGCAACGGACGCTTCGCGACGGCGCCGAAGGACTCTCCCGCGTGGGTCTCATGGCTGCTCTGGGGAGGCTCCCCGGGTCGCTCATGGAGCGCGAAGCTAGTGCGTCAGATGGACGCGAGGGATGCTGAGATGACCGCAACCATTCGAGGCGCGTGCGTCGCGCTTGAGGCGCCCGCGCAGGGCGCAGAGTCGCCGTGGAACGTGCTCGCCTACGAGGTCGCGCTCGAAGGGCGCGGCGACGTGAAGCTCACGCGCGCGGACTTCGTGCAGTGCGTGGCGAACTTCACGCGCTTCGGCAACCGCGTGCCCGTGGTGCTCTACCACGCCGACACCGATGCGATGGCGCACCCCGACGCGCGCAAGGCGCATGCGTGGATCGTGGCGATGCGCGTGGGGTCCATGACCCGCGATGGACGCACGGTCGCGACGCTTGAGGCGAAGTTCCGATGGGTCAACACCGCCACGCGCGCGAGCGTCGAGACGGGTGAGCTCGCGTACGGAAGCGTCACGCTCGTGCAGAACGGCGTGGACGAGGAGAGCGGCGCGGAGATCGGGAGCTACCTCTGGAGCTTCTCGCTCACCAACAACCCCGCCCTGGTCGACATCCCGCGCATCGCGGCGTCTGCGATCCTCCCGCGCAGCGTGCGCGCGAGCTCGTACTACGGCGACCTCGATGACCGCGACGACGTGCTCGAGATGCTCCGCTCTGTGCTGATGCTCCCCGCGCTCGCCACCGAGGAGGAGGTCATGCGCGAGGTCGGCAAGCTCTCCGCGATGCTCGACGCGCCGCCCGAAGGCGTGGACATCGACGACGTGATCGGGTGCATGCGCGATGCGATGCGGCTCCCGACGCTGACCTCCGCGGCCGATGTGATCGCCGCGCTTCGCAAGGCTCTCTCCGCGATGCCCGCGGAGGATTCTGATTCGGCAGGCGCCATGCCGCCGATGTCCAGCGGGCAGGCGCCCGCGTCTCTCTCCCACAAGGGAAACACCATGCAGACGATTCAGTTTCTGACCCTCGCCGCGCGGCTCGGCATCGCCAGCGGCACCGAGGACGAGGCGCAGCGAGCCGTGCTCGCGCGCGCCGAGGAGACGCTCGCCACCCGCCGCCAGCTCGGGCTCGGCGCGGACGTGAGCGTCAAGGATGTCGAGGCCAAGATCACCGCGCTCGCGGCCGACGCCGCCCGCGTGGCTGTCGTCACCGCCGAGAACGAGGCGCTCAAGGTCCGCGAGGCCGAGCGTTCGGCTCGCGAGGTCGACGAGCACGTCGCCGCGCTCTGCGCCGACCCCTCGATGTCGAAGGCCCGCGTCGCCCTCGAGGGCTTCGCGCGCGCCGACTACGCCGCGTTCTCGAAGGCGTACCCGAAGCCCGCGGCCAACAGCGCCGCGCTCCTCGGCGGGCGCATCACCTCGGGCACCGACACCGCCCCCGCGGCCGACGGCGAGGAGTCGCATTCCGACCGCGCCGACCGCGAGGCCCGCAAGCTCATGGCGAGCAACGCCAGTCTCTCCTACCGTGACGCGCTCATGATGGCGTCGCGCACGCTCGTCGAGGTGCAGTGATGGCTACGTCGTTCCGCAACCCGGGCTTCATCATGCAGGCGACCGCCGAGGCGACCATCGCCGACGGCGTGGCCGTGGTCGTCGGCACTGCCGACAACTCCGCGGTCGTCGCGAGCAACAACCCTACCGCGGGCGTGCTCGGCATCGCCAAGGTCGACGGCGGCGGCTCCATCGCGAGCGGCGCGACGGTCGACATCGTGACCTCCGGGGTCTACCCGGGCATCGCGATGGCGAGCATCACGCAGGGGCAGACCGTGACCGTCGGCGACAGCGCCGGTGGGCTCAAGCCCGCGGCGCCCTCGGCGGGCGTCAACCTCATGTGCCTCGGCACCGCGACCGAGGACGCCTCTTCGGGCGAGCGCGTCAGCGTCGCCCTCAACATCTTCATCATGCAGGGTGCGTGACATGAACTCCGATCAGATCCTCAAGCTCGCGCAGGCCGCGCGGGCGCAGCGCCTCTCGGGTGAGGCGCGTCGGCGCATCGAGCTCGGGCTCGGCGTGGGCAACGTCCACATCGACCGCGCGCTCACGAACCTCGCGGTGATGTACCGCAACCGCGAGTTCATCGCGGACCTCGCCATGCCCGTCGTGACGGTGGCGAAGAAGAGCGACAAGTTCTTCAAGTTCAAGCCGGAGACGATGTTCAACGTCGCGGCCGTGGACATGGTCGGCGCCGAATCCAAGCCCGGTCGTCCCGCCATCGCGCTCGACACGCCGGGGACCTACTCCTGCATCGACCGCGGGCTCACGGACTTCATCTCGACCGACGAGGAGATCAACGCCGACGCGCCGCTCTCGCCGCGCATGGACGTGACCGAGATCCTCACCAACTACCTGCTCCTCGCGCGCGAGCTGCGGGTGGCGACGGTCGTGTTCAACAGCGCCAACTACGGCGCCAACCATCAGGCGCTCTCGGGCACCGCGCAGTGGGATCAGTCCACGTCGGACCCCGTCGCGAACATCGACTCGGCCCTGCGCGCGCCGCTGGTGCGCCCGAACACGATGGTCATCGGCGAGGAGGCGTACGACGCCCTGCGCTCCAACCCGAAGCTGCTGCAGTACGTGCTCTCGCGCGCTGGCACCCGCTCGGGTCCGGTGCCGATGCGGCCCGACGAGCAGATGATCGCGGACGCCTTCCGCCTCGACCGCGTCGTGGTGGGTACGGCGATCTACAACACCGCCGCGGAGGGCGCGTCCGCGTCCTACTCGCGCGTGTGGGGCAAGAGCTGCGCGCTCATCCGCGTCGAGGACCGCCCCTCGCCGCGCCGCACCGCGACGTTCGGGTACTCCTTCCGCTTCGGCGCGATGGAGACCAGCACGTTCTACGACGGGATGCCGGGCCGCGCGGGCGGCACGTACATCAAGGTCGCGCACTCCGACGATGACGAGATCGTCGGCGGCTCGAACGTCGGCTACCTCTACACCACCGTCGTCGCGTGAGTCGACGCGACCGTCGACAGCCGTTCGCGTCTCGCGCGCCGGAGGCCGTTGCGCCCCTGGCAGCGTCTCGTGAGGCATCGCCCGCGCCGGTCGCAGAGCAGATGCCCGCCGCTGCCACGGAGCCGCCCCTTGCAGGCGACGTGGCAGCGCGGGAGGGCGATTCCCTTTCCCCCGACGCAGAGGCTCCTGCGGAGCCCGTGCGGGCGTTCGCGGCCCGTGTGCAGATCAACGCGGGCGCGGCCGGTTTCTTTCGAGTCGGTGAGGTGATCCCGGAGCGCGCGGCGCAGGCGATGCTTGCGTCGGGGCTGCGCATCGGGCGCGAGATCGAGGAGCGCTGACGTGGCCGAACAGACCGCCATCGTGACGGCCGCGGACGTGACCGCACGCCTCTCGACGCAAGCCTACACGCGGCTCTTCGCGAAGAACGGCGGCGCGACGGTCGACACGACCTTTCGCGACCTGTGCATCGCGGAGGCGAACAGCATGATCCGCACGATCACGCGCGCCGCGTTCCCCGACGGGCTCTACACGACGACGGACACCCTCGACCCTGGCGTCGTCGGCAAGGGCGTTGACCTCGTGTGCGCCATCGCCGCGAGCCGCCATGCGAGCTACACCGAAGATGGCAACTACGCGATCCTCGGGCGCGAGGCGCGGGCGTTCTTCAAGGCGATGAATCGCGATCAGGACGTGCGCCCGCCCGGCGCGAGTGGCGTCCCGGCGAAGCCGCGCGCGAGCGTGACCAACGTGCAGACCGACGGCGGCGTGTACACCAACAGCTTCGCGCGCGCCGCGGACCTCCGCGACGGGACGGACTTCTGAGCGTGGCCGACCGCGTCTACCTCGATGTTGAGCCGCTCATCGGCGCCATCCTCGCGAGCGTCGACGACGCGGTTGCGGAGGGCGCGCTTGACGGCGCGCGCGTCGTGGCAGAGCAGGCCGCGGCGGTGCACCCGTACACCAACCGCACGGGCAACCTGCAGCGGCGCACGCAAGCGGGTCGCGTTGTGGGCCGCGCCTCTCGCGGGCTGGTGCGCGTCGACGTGCTCGGCGACACCCGCTATGGGTCTTTCGTCGAAGAGGGCACGTCGCGCAACCGCGCGTACCCGTACCTCGCACCCGCGTGGCTCGCGCGGGAGGCAGACTTCGCGCGCATCGTCGATGAGGCGCTGACGCGCGGGCTGGAGCGTGTGTTGTGACCCTCCCGCTCGCTGACCTTGAGAGCGATCTGTTCACGGCGCTGTCGGCGCTGCTCACTGACGTGAGCACGGGGCCGACGACGCAGCGCCCGCTTGCGCTTGTGGGCCGCTTCGCGGGCACGCTCGATGAGAACACCATCGCGGAGGTCTGCGCGCAGTACCCCGCCGCGCTCCTTGCGTACGGCGGTGAGCAGGCGACGCGCACGGTCAACACCATCGGTGGCGACGCGGAGGATCGGAGCCTTGTGCGCTGGACGGTCTACGCGGCCGTCGAAGACGTGCGCGCCATCGAAGACGGGACCGTCGGCATCAGCACTGCGCCGGGCGGTCTGCGCATCGTCGACGCCGTGCTCGGCGTGCTGTCGGGGCTCCCGCTGGACGATGCGTGGTTTGACCGTCGCCTGCGTTCGGTGGGCGTGCGCGAGGCGCTCATCCGCCGCGGCACGGTGTACGTCTACGCGCTCGACTTCGAGGCGATGCGCGCGCTCCCGCAGGTCACACCGACGGACGGCAGCAAGCCGCTCACTGCGATCCACGGCGACGTGAACCTCACGGGCACGATCAACGGCGACAACCCCGACAACCCCGTGGTGCAGTTCATCGCGGACACGGAATAGGACTGACCATGAACACGATTCGAGTGCGCGCGAAGGGCGACGCGATGCTCCCGGTCCTCGGGATGCGCGGCCGCTACGTCGGTCGCGACAAGGCGGGCGCGATCATCGAGGCGGGCGTCGACGTGCCTGCCGAGAGCTACTACCTCCGCGCCATCGCGCGCGGGGACATCGAGGCCGTGAAGGCCGTTTCTGAGGTGAGCGAATGACCATCACGGTGGCCGGTGTGCCCGCGTCTCGCAAGACGCCGGGCGTCAACTTCAACGTCGTCCTCGGCGGATCGGGCACGAGCGCGGGCAACGCGCCGCAGCGCACGATCATCCTCGGGAACATGATCCCCAACGCGATCACGAACTCATCGCCCGCCTTCAGCGTGGCGGCGGGAACGTGGATCGTCCCCGGCTCCCCGAACACTGCGCTTGAGCAGCCCGTGTTCGTGTCGTCACCCGACGACGCGGCCACGCTCTTCGGTCGCGGGTCGGAGCTGTCGCGCATGGCGGCGGCGTTCTTCGCGCAGTCGCCCGCGGGCACGCTCTACGCCTGCCCCGTGGCCGACGCGGGCGGCACTGCGGCGAGCGCGACGCTGACCTTCGCCACGACGGCGACGGGCGCGTTCACGGTGCGGCTCAAGCTCCTCGGCAACGTCATCGACGTGCCCGTGGCGAGCAGCGACACCGTGACGACCATCGCCGCGGCCGTGTGCGACGCGATCAACGACGCGCAGGATCTGCCCTTCACCGCGCAGAACTCCAGCGGCGTCGCGACCATCACCGCGAAGAACACCGGCCCGCGCGGCAACACCATCGTGGTCGATGCCTACTTCGTGACCTCGACGGGCACTGAGGTGCGCATCACCACGTTTAGCACGGCGAGCGGCGGCGGCACCACGGGCGCATGGAGCAACACCGCCGCGCTCGGCGGTGAGATCACCCTCGCCGCGGGCGCCACGCAGGACACGTTCGCGAACGCGCTCACGGCCATCGACCCGGTGCGCTTCGACCGCATCGTGGGGTCGTGCATCGACGCGACCAACATCGGGCGCATCGTCACGCACGTCAACACGCACGCCGGTCCCACGGTGCAGAAGCTCGAGCAGGCCGTGTGCGGCAGCGTGGACACCTACGCGAACGCGGTCACGCTCGCCACGGGGCAGAACGCATCGCGCCTGCAGGTCGTGTGGAATCACGCGTCGGTGATCCCGGCATGGGAGTGCGCCACGCAGGTCGCCGCCGCGCGCCTCGCGGGCGACGCCGCGGTGTACTCTCCCGCGCTCCCTGGCGAGAGCGACAACCCCGCCGCGAACCTCGACGGGCTGCAGCTCGCCACCGTGCTCGCGCAGCGCGTGATCGCGGATCAGCCGACCTCGACGGAGATTGAAGGCGCGCTCAACAACG